AAATTTATTGGAAATTGAACGTGGATAATTTCTAGTCTTCTCTTTAGGGCTTCTTTGGTTTCCCTATCGAGCAACGGGTACCAATCGTCAGGGTGTAGATTGCTGGTGATCCATATATTTTTAGCTTTCAATACGGTTCCTCCATGCTTGGCTTCTATGCAGACTGGATATCTGTCGAACCACCTTAGCAGATGGGATATAGCTATATCACCACGATATTCGTCTATTACCACGTTAGCGTGGTCATGGTAACCGTCCCAGAATTTAGTCATTGGATCTTTGGGGTAAGCGCTGAATCCTGCCTCTTGCCAGGCTTTTCTTGACTTTCCTGTGCCTGTTGGTCCCCAGTAGACAATCACCTTCCTTTCCATGGCTTCTGGACACATGTGGTCTTTGGCTATATTCTTCAGTTGGCTATAAGAGCGAACCTTGACACTGGCAGGTATAAGTTCCATTTTTCCACTCTTTGCAGCATCCCATATAAGATCCCAGTCTGTTTTTGAACCAGGATTCAATGGCTTCGTGCCATGTTCGAATTGGGTTCCTGGTACCCGAGTTTCTTCCTTCCAGACATACTGAGCAGCTGCCGCCGAACGGGTCGCTTCCACATGGGCAGACTGTCCAAAAATGCGTTTCAACGCCGTCAACCGGGAATTCTTCTTCATGACGGCTATAAGCTGCCAGTGTCTGTACCCTGTCGTCGGGGCTACCTCTAATTGGCCTTTCACGTATTGGACTCCTTGATCGAGACGGAACGTAACGTCGGTAAACTTGGCTTCGGCCTCTGGTATTGTCAATATGAACCATTTTTGTGGGCTGGTATTCATAAGATTCAGTGGTAGTTCTTGTTGGATATGACCAATTTAAGCCCCTATTTATACTTTCCATTGAACTCCGAGAAATAAACAAATGGAGTTTTTAAAAATTTTAATTGGCTAATTTTGAATTTTCCCGCAATTGCTTAACTCCGAACTCCGGAGGCTTATACAGGCGTATTATTAATTTGCCCACTACTAAATCGTACCAAACCACGATTTTTTTTATGAGTGGTGAAGTAAACCCCTATTACCTGATTACTCTCATAAGCACAACTAATATTTTGGGCAGAATTGACATTGATTAAGTCTTCAAGGGCGAATAATTCACAGGGGAATATAGATTCGTACACTTGATTGTTAGGCGCAGTTCCAAAGCGACCTCCTATTCTTTGTAAATAGGTTAAAAACATCATAGACTTTTCATATTCAACTTTAGACGTTTTTATAGCACCAGGTTCCAGCTTGATCTTAGCACTACCTTTACAATTAGTAAATACAGTAGACGGTGGTGGTTCCCTCATGGCATACTCCAATTCTGCTGCTCGGGCAAGCATAATACTATCGAACATTTCCATTTGACCTAAAACGTAATTAGCTTTATCTCTAGCAATTGGTATGGTGTTAAATTTATACACCTTTCCTTGCAATGGATTACTGGATACAGACTCTCTATCAGAGCTCGAATCTGAAGCTAAACTTCGATTCTGGATTTTGATATTGGAATAACCATAGACATGCATTTTTTCCTCATTTAGATTCAAAACAGCCTGAAGAGGATATACGGTACCGGAACCATCGTAAGTTATCGTTCTAAAGTACAATTTGTATGGTCTTATATCATTACCGGCATTTCCACCTGAGGTGCTAGAAGTATATCCTGCAGCTATTAAGGTGAAAGCAGACAAAAACTGATTAGACAAGGAATATAACGTTTCTCCAGTACTACACAATACATTTACATATACTGATTCTACTCCGTCAGTAGTGGTGGATAACTCAAATTTAAATGTAGTAGCATCATTAAAAGCTACCGCAGGAATTACTGCATCGATACTAGTAACATCGATACCTCCTTTTTTTAAAAGCTTTCTAAATAACGCTATACACATATTGCGCATTAAATTCTGTTGATCTACGGCAGTGTGCATCAAATAAACACAATCAGGGTCTTGAACAGTACCATATGTTTCATTGGTAGCTAATATACCCTGATTAGAATACTGACCTTCTTTAGTAATGCCTTTTTTAGCTTTACTAAATTTACCTTGATAAGTACCGGGAGTAGCAACTGATCCTCCCTTTGACTTTCTCTTATTTTTCTTTGTCTTAGTTAAGTCTTTATATAATTTATACCCTTGTCTGCCAGCGCGGTACAAATCACCAGCAACAGGACTAAAAGCATCAAGAATATCGGGTGCCGCACGGCTAGCCGCTCTACCAGCAACTGACATAAAGCTTCCCGAACGCGAACGCTTTGATTTCTTTGGGGTGTTATAATTGGCTGGACCTCTGGACAAACGTCTTCCTCTGGACATCCTGACACTTTAATTTTTAAGATTTTTTGACGCAAAACGTAAACATAAACACTAGTCACGTGACTGTGTTGCTTCATGTTGTGTGTTGCGTCGCTGTGTAAGTAATACTAGGTCGCTACAAATTTCATTTGGCTCTGTCTTACACAGCTATGCGGGGACGCTTCACTTCGTTACGCTGTGGATCTCCACTATTGGTGAGATGCGGGGTGTTAACTTGTTTCAAGTAGTGTCGGCTTTGCTCCCGCAGAGACCGTGCGGGAGTCAGCCTTCGTAATGTGGGGATGTAAATTTTCATTCTTCGAAATTTATTGGAAATTGAACGTGGATAATTTCTAGTCTTCTCTTTAGGGCTTCTTTGGTTTCCCTATCGAGCAACGGGTACCAATCGTCAGGGTGTAGATTGCTGGTGATCCATATATTTT